AGGTAATGCATACATAACATCATCTCTCGGTGTTTTGCGTGTAACTGGACCGACTAATGATATTGACAATGCTGGCATTATACAACCCATCGAATGTGATGTCCGTTTTGGAATGGCTGGTTCTGGCATAGCTGTCGCTATTAATGACTCATTCGCTTATCGTGTTGTTATCGGATACATCGATGTTAATAATAACACCGTACTTAGCCCTCCGTCGAATCGTGTAATTATCGCCGCGTCAGCTGCAGGAACTTTCCCATTAATTGTCACTGTTAGGATTAATGGTAATCCAACAACAAACTGGTTCTACCGTGTTTATCGAAGCAAAAAGAAAACAGGAACGGCTTCTTCTTATATCGACCCGGGTGATGAACTATTTCTTACATATCAAAACTTGTTTACCACTTTGGACATCAATACTGGTTCTGTCCAAATAAATGATGTTCGGGCCGATGAAATTCTTGGTGAACCGCTTTACACCAATCCAAGCAGGGAAACCATTACGAATGCGAATTTCCCTCCGCCTTATTGCCGTGCTTTAACGTATTTCAAAAACCACATGTTTTATGCCAACTGCCTTCAAAGGCAGACGCTGTCTATTCAGCTTATCGGCACAAGTATTGCGGCTGGCGCAACGATTACGATAGGCGGAGTGACCTATACAGCTGCTGATACGGCGACAACTGATATTACATTGGTGCAAGATGGTGTTTCGCCGACCAATGAAAACAAGGCAACAGGAACATTCGTCAGATACCAGTTGGTTGCGGATATTTCAAGGCGAATTGAAGGAACGGCCAGGAGTCTCTGTCGGGTTATTAACGGATATCCTCCGAATACTAGCGTTTACGCTTATTATGACAGTGAGGCCGGCGGAGCTCCTGGTATTATCAGATTGATGGAACGTGGAATTGGTGGAAGTTCGTTTGCAGTAACCGTCAACAGCAGTGGAACAGGGTTGAACTTTGAGCCAATTTTACCAACAACCGGCACAAGTATTAGCTCAACCAACAATGAAGCGGTTGCAGGTTGTTATATTTCCAAGCCAGAGCAACCGGACCATGTTCCGTTGTACACTTTTAGGGTTATTGGCGACAGAACAGAGAAAATTCAGCATATTTTCTCACTTAAAGACTCGATTATCGTTATCAAAGAGAACAGCATTTGGCGTGGAAGCGGAAGCAGCCTAAAGGACTTCACGTTCTCAATTCTCGATAATACTGTCTCAGTTCGTGACAGTTATGAGGCATGCGCCCTTCTTGATAATAAGGTGTTTGGTATCAGCAATCAGGGTCCATTCGCTGCCAGCGAAACAGGTGTTGAGCTTATTGGTCGCGCAGAAGAATACAACATATTGAAGGGTATTCTTGGTTTTACCGATGGGTTTAGCAATGGTATCGGTGTCGAACCAAAAAGATTGTATATGGTTTGCACTTATGACCCAGAGTTGAAACAAAAAAATCTTGCCGACCCTGTTGCTTATCCTTTGCCATATTCAACATTTGCTTACAATTATGCAACTGGTACTTGGTCTCGGTATTTGATAAACTCTAATACCTTTGCCGTGCTCAACGATAGAGTTTATTACGGGATGAACAATAACAACGGCATTGTCATGGAAGAAAGGCTTCCAACGGTTGCCAGCGAGACGAATTACTACGATGAGACATCGACTGTAAACATCACGGCCATCAATACGACGACAAATACCATCAATTTGACGTTTACAAAAGGCGTTGATTACGCGGGTTATTTTGCCCAATGGCAATACCTTAATGAGCTGTCTCCTGGTTTTGAAAACCTCTCGAAAGGATGGGTGATTCAAGATGGACCGAGACAGTATGTTGTTTTGTCGTATAATTCTGGTGCTGGTACTGCTGTGGTTCATAGTACAACTGGGCTTACGAACGGAGTGAAAAATGTATTCCGTCCGATACCGGTTACCGTTGAATACACTGCTTCATTTGCTGATAATGCGACGCTGCTGAAGAAATTCAGGGAAATCGTTTTGTTCGGTGATTTCAACGATTGTTATGACCTGACTTTTGATTTCATGAATCAAGATGATTATAAGGATTTCAGGCATTACTACACGTGGAATCCGACCAATGTTAAAAGAGTTGTAAAGCCACTTTTTCTTGGAAACTCAAAAACATTGTCAGATGTGACGCCGAAAAATGTGATGCGCTTCTATGACAAATTTGTCAGAGAACAGGTGCCAAGAGAGAAGTGGGCAAGCCAGTATGTGTCGTTTCGGGTTTCAAACGTCACAGCCAATGGTTCATTTATTATTAAGGGTCTTTGCTTCCAATTGGATGCAGAAGATACGATTAAACTTAACCAATGAAAATAACAGTACCAGATAATATCAACGCAAACGATTTTCCTGGTGAGAACGAAAATTTCTATCGACTTTTGGATTACTTTGTCCAGCATCGCTATGAAACGGTCCAGTTGGCCAGGAATAATATTACTTTTGAAGATAACGTCTTTATCCAGAAGATTGACTATAAGTTCAATCATGGCGAAAAGGTTTTGTTTGCGAACAACCTCAAAACCAAGCCTGTTGGTTTACTATCTGTGTTGTCGGGTGATTATGAGGTCGATGGTGCCAGATTGACTTTTGAGCGGAATGGTCAGCTTGGCGTGACTGTTAATTTTACAGACTCACCCACATATTTCTACTTAAGAAGGAATGCCAATCAAAGCATTCCTGATAACAGCGATACGGCGATTATTTGGAATACAGCATATGAACAAGTTGGTTCAGGACTAAAGTGGGAATCTGGAACAACCCCAACAAGGATAACATGTGTTACGCCAGGTTATTATGAGTTTAATTTTACTGCGGCATTTAATGGCAGTGCCACTGGCGTAAGAGCTGCTTGGTTGCTGAAGAATGGGGCAACTCCTAGATATTCAATGATTGACTTGCCAAATAATGGTGCTGATATATGGTTGTCGAGTGGAAGCGCAATAATAAAAATGAATGCCAACGATTATGTTGAGTTAATCGTGTATCAAAATAGCACATTGCCGCTTGATGCGCGTGGAGGCGCTGCTCAAGAAGTGCAAATCATTGCAAAAAACATAGAATATTCGCCGCAGTCAGTACCATGTGTTATATACATTTTGGGATAAAACTATGCCACTTATTAGAAAACCATATGAGCAGGAACAAGCGGAAGCGGATTTTAAGGCGTCTGGACAAGCAGACCTTGGTTCTGGTCAATACAGTCAAAATACTGGATTTCTAGAGCCATCCAAAAACACATATGGAACGGGTCGTCTTCCCGGTGGATTTGTAAACACCGACAGGTTGGTGAGTGCCAACAAAGAGCTTATCGACAAAGCCCGTCAGAACGTCAATCAGCTTAGCGGTGATATCGATTCCCAAACGGCAGGTTTGCGTGGAAAATTGGCTGGTGGAGGTCCATCTGTTGACTCTGCTCCTGGTGAACTGTCGGTTGACCAAATTCTGACGCTTGCTCAGCAAAATCCTGATGAGCTTAAGAAGTCATTTGGATGGCAGGCTAAAAATCCTGATGATGTGGCTTTTGATGATAAGTCATATGACCCTATTTTAAAGAAAATCACCGATACGACTGGTTATGTCGGCCTAAATGCGGCAACGCCTGACCCGTTCAAGTATGGTCTTCTCAAGTCTGGTGGTGCAATTCAGGATAATACTCTTCTTGACTATATCGACAAGGTAAAGAAAGACCGTTCTGCCATTGCTGAAGAAACAGCGAAATACAACCAAACCGGTGATGAAAGGGCGGCGGCGGCCACAAACGCCTATCAGGATAAATTCAAAACCAAGCTTCGAGGAATCCTCGATGATATTCTTCCTCAGTTGCAGGAAAGTAGGCCATATGCTCCGATTGCATATGGAGAGAAGAAGGTACATGACAATAGATTGACAGGTGGTGAGTGGAGGTATGGTGACACACAGCTCACTGATGTTATGGGTGGTACTGATGAACAACGAGATAATGTTGTCAAGGGGTTGAGGAATATTGGTTCTTTGCTTGAAATGGACCCTAATACTATTAATGCAACACCTCTCGACAAAGAGTGGTTTGCCGCTCTTGAAAAACAAAAAAAGAGACAAGAGCAGGAAGAGTTATCGAAGAAAATTCGTGCACAAGAAGAAAAGGAGCGCGAAGGGACAGGGGAGCCAACGCAGTATGGTGAAGCGGGTCGTCATGCTGGTCGGGCGTGGGATGCAGCTAGGTATAATTACTAAGGAGAACTCATGGCTATACCTTTATTGATTGCTGCTGCTGCTATAGCCGCTGCTGGTGCTGCCGCTGGTGCTGGCATTAAGGCAAGCAAGGAACAACAGATTCAAGGCACATGGGATGAGATTCTCGATAAATACTCAAAAATCGGAGAATTCAGTCCTCAGTATGCCTTTGGTCGGGAATACGAAATCAATCCGAACATGTACCAGATTCCTGACGATATAAAGTACCAATTGGTGAATTTGCCTCCAGAGGACAAGCAAAGACTATTGAATGCTTTCCGTGATACCAAGGATATGTCAGAAAGCGGCATTACATCGAGAACAGATTTAGAAAGGGCTCGTGCAGCGATTGATGCGGCTCAGGAGTCGTCGGCAGCGCAACAGGCAATCATCAGCGATTTGGGAGGTAGGGGGGCGCCTGGACTTGAGGCGTTGATTCGTGGTCAGTCTGCTCAGGGTTCTGCCCAGAGAAACATGCTTGCTGGAATGACTGCTGCGGCACAGGCCGGCCAAGAGCGTCTTGGAGCTCAGCAGCTTTACTCGAATCAGCTTCAAGGGCTGTATGACCGAGACATAGACCAAGCATCACGCAACGCAAGCATCGTGAATCAGTTCAATCAGACAAATGCTGAAAGAAAGCGTCAAATTAACGAAAGAAATATCGATTTGATGAATCAGTACAAGCAAATCAATAATCAGAGCCGCATGATGCAGGACCAGATTAATAGGGCTAATGCGCGTCAGAAGTTTGAAGATAAAATCAATCGGGTTCGAGATGCTGAGCGCGTAACCGGGTACAAGACTGGGTCAATTAGGAATGAAGGAGAGGCCATTGCCGGAGGTGTTCAGCAGAGTGCAAATGCTATAGGTGGAGCATTGGCTGGTGGGTACGGAGGCGGAGGTGCCTTTGCCAGCATGGGTGGAGGCGGTGGTGGTGGCGGAGGTGGTTTCTCCTCAATGCCAAATTACTACTACACAGGATATGGAAACGACATCCAGAATCAAATCAACAAAATTGGCCAATATAGGTGATAAATGGCAATGATGAGACCGCCGCTTGAGATGTATAAGAAAAGCGTTTTTGGTGAAGATGCAGCTGACGACGACAGTTCTCAGTTGATGGATTTTATTTCAAGTGCTCTGCAATCCAAAAGCGAACCCGCAGCCCAGGAATCTCAACCAACACAAGATGCTGTGTCTCCCAATGTTGCTGCTGGGCAAACTGAGACTCTGAACCTTGGGAACATCAACAACCTTCTTACCCTATATGGTGACAGCTTAACCAAGCAAAAAGGCTTGGATGATTCCCGGTACAAAGCCATCGAAGACACCGTCAATAAACAACGTTCATTCGATTTAACGCCAGAGCAGTATGAAGATGCCACGCGCAGAGCTCACGGAGCCCGTGCGATCGCTGGTATATTCCAGGCGGCAAATCTTGGTGGTAATGGTGGTGCGTTTCAGAATATCGGACAAAATGCATACGAATCAGCTTTGTCTCCGATTACTGAGTCCAGGTATTTTCAGGACCAATTAAGGGGAAGGGCCAAAGACCAGATGGAGCTTGGCTCTTTGCAACGCCAGAACCTGAAGGAATTTGGCGGGGACATTGAGAATCTCCTGCAGTCAGCCAAGCCTTACGAGGCGTTGAAGATTGACCGCGATAAGAACGATCCAAAGTCTAACATTTCAATCGCCAGGGCTATGCAGTTTGTCGAAAAGATGAACCGATTGAAGAGCCAGTTGGCAAATGAGAGTGGCAGCTCATACCAAGAATTTGGCAGCAAGATTATCCCAGATTTCCAGAGACGTCTCGGTTTTGACGACACTGGTAAGTTTACTCCAGGTTCTGCCAATTACAACCAAATTGATGCTTTGGATAAGGAATTCGATGCGGCATATAATACAGCCAAGGGGCTTGAGGGCCAGAAGATTCAGCGTCAGTTTGCTTCGGCGGCTGGTGTACGCGCTGCTTCAAGTGCTGACCCGAAAGCGCCTGAAATCAAGATGATTGATGACATTAATAAGATGCAAGCGTCTATTGAGGGCCTGAACGAGCTAGCCAATATCAAACTCAATGTCAAGACTGGTAAATTAGAAGGAGGAGCACAATGGTTAAGAGAGAAGCTTGGTCTTCCTGGTGACCCCGGAATGGACGACCTTAAAGCCGCTGTTGCACGTATATTTAATAAAGAGACACATGAAATTAGTGGTGCGGCCGTAAGCAAAGAGGAATGGGATAGAATAGCTCCGCAAATACCAGATGCCTCCGACCCAGATGAAAGATTCATGTCAAAACTAAATGGTGCGTTACGAGAGGTAAGAAAATTACTATCCTCTCGCGTTTCCACTTATGAGGCATATAAGCGTGGCGGATATAGTCCTGCTGATTTAGATAAAATTAAAAGTCAAACAAAAAGCACCGCGCTGTCGCCTCAGGACCAAAAAGCACTTGATTGGGCAAATGCCAATCCTAATGACGCACGTTCAGCTGAAATCAAAAAAAGGCTTGGAGTTAAGTAATGGCCGAAGATTTTAATCCTGATGAATATCTCAAAAAAAAGCCTGCGGTAGAGGACTTTGACCCAGACGCTTATCTTGGAAAAAAGTCAGAAGAGGACGAAATCCCTCTTGAACCAATTCCAAAAAACAAGCCCATTGATACAAGCTATGTTGACCAGCTTTCAGGGAATGAAAAAAAAACACTGGCTTTCTTTCTGAATGCCGGAAACATGATACTGCCTGGCGGTATTGAGCCATGGGCTGAGCGGATTACCGATAAGAAGACAGCCGACGAAATCAAAGCTGTTTTGGACAAGGTCCAGACAACCAATAAAGGTTCATCAGCACTTGGTGGTGCTTTGGGATTTACCCAGGCTCCGACCACCAAGGCCATTCAGGGTGCATCAAAGTTTCTTGGTCATGCTTCTGAGTTGCTTCCTTATGGAGCCAAAGCTGCCAAGTACATTTCCGAGGTGGTTGCTCCTGGTGCCGCTTATGTCGCCGCGATGCCTGGTGAGCAATCCAATACCGAAGTAGCTGGTGGAACTTTGGTTAACATGCTTGCGCATAAATATCCGTGGTTGGTCGGTGGCGCTATTGCGGGGAGCCAAGCTCTTCCGGCAATAACTGACACTGGCAAGGACACAACCTTCACCGAAAATGCCGTTGGAGCGCTCGGAGGCGGTATTCTAGGCGCCTTGACAGGTAAGAACCTACCCAAGGGGTGGATGAGCTCAGAATCCTTAAAAGCGCCACTAGAAAGGCTTGAGCAGGGATATAAGGAGATTGGCGAGAAAATCCCTGAAAACCGACGCGGAACTCCTGAGTTGTTCAAGCCGTCAGGAAGAGCCCCGCATAGCGACGAGACTAAGTCATTGTTCGACAAAATTGACACCATCAACATCTCTGCAAGCGGAGAACTTGAGGCAGCCGAAAAGAATCTTCTTCAGAAGAACTTACCTGAACTTGGTGATTTGCGATTCAAGCCACTTCGCGAGGTCATGCAGAATCCCGTTGAGCTTGAAAAGGTCTTGGGTCTTGTCGATAAGCTGAATAAGTCGAAGGGCATCAAAGAAGACGCCTTGACATCTCTTAACAAGCAAATTGAGCTACTTAGCAAGACAAAGCCTACCCCGAACTATGACCCGATGAACGAGAACATTTCGGCGTTTGTAGTTGGAAGGGCGATGCAAACCCCATACAGGCACTCCCAGGCACTGACCAATGCCTTATCTTACATTGGCACCGATAAGCTCGCCTCGCGTGAGCTTGAGACCTACAAGAATCTTCTTGAGATGAATCAAGACGTGAAGTCTGGCGTGTTGAACAAATTCCTGCAGAGCGCAAGGGACCATGGGAGCGAGGTTCCGTCGATTACCAGATACTTTCAGGATGGACGACCCCTGACAGAGAAGGAATTGGCGGAACTTCAATCCCAGGGAGTTAAGTTGTTTGCCTCTCGTGACCAATTGATGAATGAGCTTAAAAACCTCAAAGGCAATGGCGGCTCTCCAAATGACTCAATGAAACAGGAAAATTTGAAGCTTCTCCAGGAAATGAAGGAGAAGATGGGGATGCAGTCATTTGACCCAGACAAGGGTAAGTTTGTTGCTGACCCGAATCAGATTATGCCGCTTAAGGTCGACCTTCGAACCATGGGAGAGGACAGCAGTTTTGCCAATTTGGCAAAATTAACACAGGACCAAGATGCCTTGTCGACGATTTGGCGGCAATTCAGAAATAACCCGGAAAAAATGAATAAGGTTATTGATACTCTGAAGTCCAAGAATATGTCCGACGATGATGTGGTGAAGTTGTTGTCGACAAAAACCAAGTATCTTGATGACTATTTGAAAGCGGAAGACAAAATTGCGGCAGACACCTCGGAAAACTTTAAAATACAGGCAAAAAATGAAGCGCTTCGGGACAAATATCTTGAAAAAATGCTTAACAAGCAAAAGAAAGAAGAATCTCGTCAGAGTCTTAAGGACATCAAAGAAAACATTGCTTCAAGGGCAGAATCGGACGCTGCTCCGTATCGTAAGATACTCGAAAATATGGCGGAAGGGAAAAGGCAACTTGGAATCGAAACTCCAGATAGCGTACTGGGGACTGCAGTTAAAGATTTTCCAGTCCTTGGGGAAGTACCTCGATACCTTGAAAAGCTCGGTGGCCTCTTCACTGAAAAAGGTCAACTCAAAAGACTGATGCAAAATGAGCCGTACTATCGCGATATGTATCAGCTCGGTAAAAACAAGGAAACTGGAACTCCTGACCCGGATATCAGTAACTTTAGCAAAATTGCCGATAGAGTCCGAGAAGAGTACAATTTAAACGAAGAGCAAATGGCTCAGGTAATGGATATGTTGGCTAATTTTGGATTGGTAAAGAGCGCCGACAGGGATGTAGTTAAGCCCGTATATGAGACAGTGATTCACGGTAAAAAGCCTAAAAAGTAAGCCAATAGACCTCGTCAAAATCAAGAACAAACTTCCTTCGCGGCTCCCGGTCGCACTCACTGATTAAGACCTTGCATTTATTAATCTGATACTTGGTCTCAGCAATAACAGACTTTAGCGTCGCCTGTTTAGCTTTTGGGTCGTCATCGTTATCGGTAAGCGCCTCAATCTTCATCATTTCCATCATGGGATTCTGAGGACGATATGGGACATCAAGCGCGCTTATGCTTTCAAGCTCTTTTTCTTTTGATGACAGTAACTCCTGGAGAAGCTTTAGCTTTTCTTGTAGCTTTGGTCTTAGCTCTTTCCCTTTGTAGGTGTACTCTGCCTTTATCATAATGCGTTAGTTCCTCGATTAAGGTGTTTATCCTGCCGATTGAAAAATGAGTGACGTCGTATATCTTGCCGTCATGTTCGAGAATTGCTTTGAACTCGCCAGTATCGGTCTTGGTATAGTAAATCACTATCTCGCTATTATATGCAAATGCCATTGTTTTCATTTGGTCTTCTTCTTCATGTCGTTTAAAAACTTCAATAAATCCCTTGCTTTTTTGTCGACCAACGGTGTCAGGTCAATTTTCACTGTGTATAGTCCATGAGCATCAAAATCAACATAACTGTCTATTTGGTTTTTTAAGCAATAAGATAAAACTGATTCCAAATTTTTTGTTACATTGTAATTAAATCTTATGACGGCCATTAAGCTGACATCGTCTCGGTCTATTGTGATTGTTAGCATGATATTATTGTACTCTCATAAGCGAGATGCACAATAATTAAGCGACAGGCTCGGCCTCCTTGGTCTTAGCTGTAATCAGGTCCAGCGCGTCTCTAGCCTGTTTTTTAAGCTTAAGTAGCTCTTGTTTTGATTCGTCTTTCCTAGCCTTATTTTCCAGTGAGCATAGAGCATCGTAAATTTTTCTTACATCATCTATTTCAAGCTCATTTAATGAAACTCCGTTGTATACCGATAAAACGTCGGAGTGGTTGACGGCAAAATCAGGAAAACTGAGCCTATCGCCATCTTGCTGTAGGGTCTCCTGTGGCCCAGTTTTCTTTGGTTCCCAATTTGGAATGTCGTCTCCCTGGAATATTTCGTCCATTGTTGGCTTTGGCTTCTCTTGAGGCATAGGCGCGCCAAGAGCAACGAAAGCAGCTGTTGAGTCGACAACAGACACCGCCGGACGACGTGAAGATGTCTTGCTTTGGAAGGCGGAAGTAGGAATCGTTTCAAACTCGCTTTCATCGAGCATTCCGAGACCGCATAGCGATAGTACCGCCCTGCGTTTTGCCTTGGTTTCTGCCTTCATAATCGCATTAGCGAGCGCCTCGCCTTTGAGATTTGCGATTGGTACTGCTCCGGTTGACTCATCGGATCGTCCGGTTGCATCTGTCGCCTTTGCCGTAACAATGTACACATCTTCGATTCTTTCTTTCCCTGTGACTGTTCTTGTGATGCTTCGAACTCGGCATAAGGCATCGGTGCATGACTTCTTTGCATACATAATCTCCTTGCCGTTCATTCTGATAAATTCAAATGGACCTTCGGCGAGGTCAATTCCAAGCTGGTCGCACCTGTATTTCATGTACTCAATTTTCTGCTCTGGAGTTAATGCTGAACAATCTCCTTTGAGTACGAGCTTTGAAATCAGCTCTGGTGATAAAACCTTAACCTCCATTGTACTGCTTCTAGTTGTCGCTAATTCAGTCATTTTCTCTCTCCCTTTTTAGTTTCCTGAACTCGTCTATAACATCAAGCACTTCCATGCCCAGACGAATTAAAAACACAAGCTTCTCAGACTTTGTAATATTCTTGCCCATTTTCCTCTTAATAAAGTCGTCAATGTCTTTCTCTAGTCTAACTGTTAAACGAATGTCTTTCATTGTTTTAATATGCACTATGTGATGACGTTTGTCAACAGTTTAATGTAAACAAACCCAATCCCATTGAGTTTTATCAGGAGCGCAAAGGGATTGGGGGGAGATAGCCCGGAAGTGAGGGCTGTGACGACTATACACTGTTGCGCAAGAATAAATCAAATCTGAGTGGAGTTATTTCTCAATATATTGGCTTCGATTCTAATCTCTGCCGGATTAACTGGTGTGGTTGGACCGATAATGCTTCGAACTATACGTCTGATGATTTCTTTTATCCGGCTCATTTATTCTTTGCCTTTTTGCTTTTTCCGGCAGCACTATAAGCAATAGCAAGTGCCTGTTTCACTGATTTACCAGATGACAGCTCTTTTTTTAAGTTCTTCTTAAGGCCTTCTTTTGTTTTAGCTTTTGCACCCTTTACCAATGGCATATCAATCCTTTTTTTTGAAAACATCTTTGAATTTACTGACAACACCCAATACTTTTGGACCCAAGAAAACTCCAGCCGCAAACGGCGCGCCCAACAACACAATCCACTCAAACCAATACTCAACAGTGTAAGTCATTTTTTCTCCTTATAGGTTAGCTCCGGCAAGCCTCATCAGAAAGATGAAAGCCTTGCACATAAAAAAAATCATTGCTCCAGAACCGATTGTCAACAAAATAAAACTCATAATATTTCTCAAAAACTCCAACATAAATCACTTCCTTATACTCCCGTACTTCCGAAACCATTGTTTTGCCGTTCTGTCTTACTGAGTTCGCGTACGTAATCAAACTCAGCCCTGACGACAGGGGCTATGATGAATTGGGCGATTCTCTCTCCTTCCTTTATGCTTTTAGTATGGTAGTCGATATTGACAACGATTGCGCAGACTTCGCCACGGTAGTCTGAATCTATCGTTCCTGGGATGACCATAATTCCTTCTCTAAAAGACAAGCCGCTCCTACTCCTTACTTGTCCTTCAAAGCCTTCTGGAATTTCTATTGCAAAACCGAGAGGAATCTTAAATCTCTCTCCTGGTTTTAACATTTCATGTCTTGTGGAAATGCAGTCGAATCCAGATGCTCCTGGTGACTGATATTTGAGTTCGAAAGGCAGGTTCTCGTATAGTTTTTGTACCTTGATTTTCATCAAGGATGATTATACTCAGCTGATGACGTTTGTCAACTTAATCGGCTTTTTTCTTGACCTTGGAATATGCTTTTGCTTCATCATGTTTAACAACAACGACAGCGTCTTTAACTTTGATTGCTTCTTCCATAGACACCATTTTGTGTTTCAGTGCTTCATTCTCGGCGCGCAGTGAGTCGAGTAATTCATCAAGTTTGGACATGATGCTTTTGACGTGTATCTTTTTGCTCTCTGGCATCCCATCAATTTCATCAACTTCTTTGTGTAAATTGCTCATGTGTTTTTCCTTGTTTGAGGGTTAATAATACCTTTAATGCATCATCCACGTTGTAGGCAAGTATATAGCAGCCGCCATGTGTGGTAATGTACTGTTCGAATAGTTTCTGTTGTTCTGATTGCTTGCCGCGTTTGGATTTAACTTCAATAGCAACAAACCGACCTTGGCACACACCGACGATGTCAGAAGCCCCAGGCAGCCCAAACCTAATAAAGCGTGTCCCACGTGATGACTCAATTTTGCTCGCACCTGTGTTGTTCCTCCAGAAATATCCGTAGTGGTTAACTGCCTGAAGCATTGATTTGACTAGCTCTGTTTCACTCATACTTTATATGGTCTTTTATTACCTTTAGCGCTCTCGGATGTCTCATTTTCCGGAATGCTTTTGCTTCTGCCATTCTTATCGCATTTCCGCCAACTTCGAACAGTCTTCCTATCTCTGATAGGGTCTTTTCATCATCCTCATTGTTAAACCCAAATCTCATCATGATGATTTTAACTTCTCTTGGTGTCAAAAGAGCAACTTCAAACATCTTGAAAATATCCCTCGATAACTCCAGAAGTGAAACCTTATCAAATTGATTTTGACGATGCTGTGAAATTATATCTTGGCGCCAAGCTTCTTGCAAACTTCTAAGTTTATTTCGTGCCATTTCTTTGTGCTTATGCTGTTGGGTTTCATTTCGTCGATTCGGCATATCCTTGGTCTATCGTTGTATATAGTGCATAGGTTGTCTTCACTGAGGTGTTTGCAGGCCCCGTCTCCACGGTCGAGTGACTTATCAAGGATGCCTACTTTTTTGCAGCACAAGCCACATTTTATACATGGGAAATTCACTCAGCACTGCTCATAAGAAGTGCATAACCAGCAATATCTCTCCATGGGTCTTCTGAGAATGCATTCTCATCGTTTGCTATTCTGAATAGCTTATCAACAATTCTCGTCACCGCCAGTAATTTTTTGTAGTCACCCACAGGAACTCCATCTGGCCATAGTTCGTTAAGTATTATGTGGCATCTGTGATAACTGTTACCATACGATTTGTTTTTCTGCTCAACGATTGATGCTATTTCTTGTGCTTTTTCTTTGATATTCATTTCCAACCTAATTGCTCATGTATTATATCTTGATTTATTTCGATGAATAAAAATCTTATTCAAAAACTATTCTGCTCTTTTTTGAATTCATAATTGTTACTTTTCCTCTTGAGTAGAAAAAATTAACTTTATCAATATGGTAATGAATCTTAACGTTGTCTTTTTCCAGTTTCATTGTTCGAGCACCCTCCGACTCTGTTAATAGTTCCTCGAACAACTCACTATCAACAGTGCATATCAAATCACCACTATCCGGCATTCTTTCGGCTAATGTCCTTATTCTCTTAAATGCAGATGGTGGTGGTGGTTTTCTGGTGAATAGCTGGAAAACATAATTTCGTATTTTTACGAATAAATTTTTCATTTTTCACCCGGCAGTTTGCACATCTTACGCCATTTAATATTACCTTCAAAATATTGCTCTAAATAAACATCGCCTTGAATTTTTATTTCATCTCTGCGACGATAATCAATTCCAATAAAAGTTCCTATTCTTGGTTTACCCGCAACACCGTCAACAAAAAACCATATTATTCTCTCATTATCTTTGGGTTTCTCATCCTTCATCTCGCGCCAACGGTATTTATTTTTATTGTTGCTGAATTTTCTCCATGCTTTAACCTTAGACAATTCAAACGCAGGTCCTTCTTCATGAATAAGAAGTCCAGTGGCATCATCATACCAGGCAACAACCTCTTTAAGTTGATTGCAGTTTGCAACATAAATGACTTTTTGTCCTGGTTCTGGTAATTGTTTATGGCTTGGGTAAAACCATTTATCTTTCTTCATGGCTGAGTGTCCTCTTCGTCGCTGATTAACTGGTCGTCTGGTGGCTCAGGAAGAGGCATCCAATGAGAAATTTCTCTTAATGGTTCTATTTCTCCACCGAAGTCCAAATGGAAAAATTCTTTATTGCCATCGAGTTTTCCAATGGTGATTATTCCTCCATAATTAACTAAAACTCTTTCCCCATGCTCTGGTAAAATATCGCTACACTTAATCCATTTCATAGTAACTCCATTCCACCCTGCCATCCAACGCAACTGGCTGCGACGGATGAAGCACTATATAGAATCCGCTTTTACAGTCATAACCAATATATTTTCCATTTACCGGGTAACTGTATGATTCATTGCCCCCAGGGAATGCAGGCGTAGTTATTCTGGTTATGATTTCCGTTCCAACCTTTGGTTTTGATTCTGAAAATTGAATGAATTTCACATCGCCTCCTCATCGATAATACGCCACTCATACACGGTTGACTGAAGTGATTCCTTGTCGGAGACTCCATCATTAAAGTAAAACACACCATTACTGAGTTGTGCCGTATACACAGGTCCATCATCAGAAAAGTGAATCTCCAAGTCTGTGTCCTCGACAGGTGGATTGCTGATGGGATTTCTCCATCGAAACTTGTCTACCGGTGGAGTGATTCCACCCTCAGATATTGTGTCCCATTCATCGTTAATCGTTACCTGAACGATGTTGTATGCGATATCGTCAGGCTTGGTCAGTGTCACGTCCATCAGGATTCCTTCGCCTTCTCCCTCGAACCTTTGCAGGCTTGGTGTCACGCTGTACACTGTTCCGTTTGCGACGCTTACGCCGTCTTTTATGACCTCGATGTTGGTCATCTCCGTTGGTTGCGAGTCCCCGAATTTCGTTGCCATTCTCTTCTCCTTGTTTGAATTCTGAATCCAAAATCTCTTCTATCTTGTGCGCCCAATCAAAAACAATGTGGTAAGGCTCCGTGATTGAGCTTGTCAACGACGGAGACCAATCCATGACTTCTTTGAGAATTTCCTCGGCAATCTTGATTCCGATCCATCGAGACTTTTTCATATTGTCCTTGCGTGTCTTAATGCTTTTTGCTTTTTTTCTCATGCTTCACCTTCTTTTTAAATTTGCTCATTGCGTGTCCTTTCCAGCCAATCCAGCAGAACGCGCACCTGACCCAGTAATCTTCAGTGACCATTAATTCTTCATGTGGTACATTGTTCGTGTTAAGCCAGTAATTTTTGAATTCATTTGTGAGTTCATCAGCATAGAATTCTCCGAACCATTTGTTTGTTTTCCAATCTACTTTACTCGGTGTCATGTTTATCCTTTTCTAATTCAGGCCAATTGCAGTTTAGTGATTCAAACTCAATGTCGGAAACTCCTTCTCTGTAAAATTCATGAATAATTAATCCCTTTATTGGTTCAATATTATTTGATGCTTTAAGTATGATTTTAGAGCCGTTGGCCATCTCGAAAATCTGTTTGAAATTTTCTTTGTCTTTTTCAGTCATTTTTTATCCTTTGGTGCTTTCGGTGTCGCCCAGTGCGTTATTTCTTCTATGTTCACCCCAGTGACGCAGCACCAATCTAATTTACCGCTAACTTCTTCTGTATGACCAATCCCAAAACCACCAGGAGATGAATACAGCCATTTGTTCTCATTTCTTGGCGGCAATCCGTCTTCAACCTTGTGCCATTTCCATCTCATTTTCTTCCCTTATCTGAGCACTTAACTCTCTGATATCTTCAACAAATACCTTGGGTCCTTCAATCATGACTTTTGGTTGGTCTTCGTCTGGCTTTCCAAATACGAAGTTAACTCCGTATCTTCGGAATAACTCAGCCAACTCGGATGCGAACTTACTCTTCCTTTCTACAATCTCAATGTTAAAAAACAGGTTAACTCTCTCGGTTGTCGACATTCCAAGGGCATGTGCCCTTTCCTGTAGCGGATAAACAATCCTATTTAACTCATCCAATGTAACTTTTATCTTTTGCATAATCAGACTCCCTTCTTAATGACATCAGCTCGTACTCAAACTGCTGAATATATCTGCTGACGATTTCAGCTGCTATGTTCTTGTTCCTTTGCTCGTAATCTTTTGAAAGTTTTATTCTCTTCGATAGCGATGTAACTTCTTCCGCTGAGCATTTCTCTTTTTCCTCTAGGAATTTAAGAGCAATGTAATTCAATTTGCACCAATCGAAATCATCAAGGTGTTCTCTTAGCTCTTCTCTAACTCTGCGCATTTCCGTTATTAGGTTGAATTCTTCTGAGTTCATTGCCCTGACTCCTTATCAATCGAATATCTATCTCCTCTATCTCGTACGTATTTATTTTATACTCACATTTTTTGTCATTACACCTCCTTCTTCTGTGTACGCTAGCATAACCAAACTTCTCAGCTCTTCTTGAATCATACACATGAGTTCTTTCTCCGCACTGTGGGCATCTCATTTGTTTTCCCCTTAGAAAAATGCATTAACGTATTGTCTGAATAGTAATCCTATTTCACCTGAAGGAAGGCTGTACATGTTCTTGTTGTTGTACATTCTTATCCTGATGAAATCGGCCATTATCTCGGCCATTCTGTCTTGTGATTCCTCACTCTCAAAGCTCATGAAGAATTGATTAAGACTTCCAGCTTTTTTGGGGTTCCTTGACCTGAAATCAAAAATCTCATCAAGAACTTTTCTGTTCAGTTTTACGATTTCTCTTTTGTATTCTTTTTCGTTCATTTTCCATCCTCCTCGGTGAAGTAGAAAACTGCATACAGCGCGAATACCGGCAACATGCATAGTATTGTCATGAGCATTCCTAGTTATTATCTCTGAGTTCTTTCCATGCGATAAGTCTGACCATTTCGTTGTCGCTATGGAGTCTTTCTGAGAACTTCTTCATTTCGTACTGCTCTTCGGTCATTCCGTATTCTTTGATAAGCTTTGCCGCTTCATCGTAAAGCTCTGAGATTAATTCTTTGCGTGACACTTCTTTCTCAATGTTGAAGTCTTCGTAAATCTCTGTCCAAAATTTGCACAAATCATATGCCTCTCGTTCAAATAAACTGAGAAACATGTCCTTGTCGTTTTGGCACAAAAACAAGGCATCTAAATTCTTACAAACTTCAAGCATGCAGTCCCTTAAGTTTTTGTCCAGTAATTCATCATATACAAATTCATATCCGTATTCCTGGTTGTCCGTGTCATACAGTGGGATTGGTTTGGAAAAGTCTGCGAAAATGTTTTTTATACGTGGAATCATATGCTATCTCCTTAATTGGTTGTTGCGCTTTCTGATGATTATAAAATATCACAGTGATGACATTTGTCAACAACTTTAAAATAAAAAAACGGGTAAAAATTAAAATGGCAAAAATATCTTCATCTTACGTAATTCCGAAATCTCCAAACAATGACGATTTGCCTTTGTTTTCCAAACAACCTATTGCTGGAACGGCCAAAGTTTGTGACAAGAAAACTGGCGAGTGTTGGGAGGTTAAAGATGGTAAATCTGGAGAGACACCACCGGTTAAGAAAACAAAGGAAAAATCAAAATGAAACAAGTGGCCGACGCAGCAGGTGAACTGTTCTCTTTATTGACACTTCAGGGTTCCATGGCTGCGATTGGTTTTGTAATGATATATTGTAGTGCGATGGTTATGTTTGACAGTCTGTTTTACAGGCTGAAATCATGGAAAAGGAAAAGACATGAATTTAGTAATATTGCACGGAAGAGTAAAAAAGATTTACCCATCTCGCTCTACGAAAAACGGATATGAATATTCTTATTTCTCGATGGAAGTTAAGAAACATTATCGAAGCAGAGATGGTGAGAATAAAACACAAACTACTGAGGTATTGTGTTGCAAGTTCGGAGAGCCACCACAGGTCTCAGTAGATGACATGGTGATGGTGCAAGGAAGCCTGTCTAGCAAAAAAGAGGAGAACACACACAAAACATCCGTTGTAATAAATGAATTATCCATCACAAATTCCAGTCAGTCAAGAAGCGTACTTCCGAATCTTCCTCCTCTTGAAGACCCTCCATTTTAAATAAAAACTTATCCAGAAACTTGACGACACCTGTACTCATCAATACATTCCATTTTAATCCAAAACATAACGGAGGGTTGAGGATGAGAAAATTAAAAGGGAAGCAAACTACTATTAGGTTGGATGGGTATATCGTTGACGCGATTAACGGTATTCCTGGCGATAACGATGCCGAAAAATTACGACAGTTAATTGCATACGGAATCGAATATCGCGACACATTGAGAGAGGTGTTTAAAAAATCTATTCATGCATCATCGTTTTCTGAGGATGGTGTTAAATGATTAGATACCGGAAAGTCCCATGTAAGCTATGGATGGACCGGCGGTTCACGTCCATGAGTGAGCGCGGAAAGCTTGTATACCTTTACCTGCTCACAAATCAGAACACAAATAATATTCCAGGACTTTATAGATTGGGAGAATACCAAGCTGCTGAGGAACTTGGAATGGTTCCCGAAGGGTTTAGGGAAGGGTTCCGGGAACCCTTTCGAAAGGGTTTGGTAAAGGCTGATTGGACCAACCGGGTTGTATGGATAATTGACGCAATTGAGTACAACAAGCCTGAGAACCCAAATGTGGTGAAGTCCTGGGTGTCGTGTCTCGATGAGGTTCCAGACTGTGATATAAAAATCGAAGCAATTCAAGAACTTGGAAGGGTTATCGAAACCATGCCGGAAGGGTTTAAGGAACCCTTTCGAAAGGGTTTCGCCATGGTTACCGAAATCAAGAACAAGAACATTATACAAGAACAAGAACAAGAACAAGAACAAGAAACAGAAATACTACCACCGATGCATATTGCGAATGAAAAGCTTGCGCTTGACATGAACGCAGAACTGCTTCCATCGCCTTCGGCTCTGGTGAAAAAAAATCGTTCTCTTAAACCTGTAGACGAAAAACCCACACAGAAACTTAAGCACAAGTACTTTGAGCTTTACACTCACAAGTATGGAGCTCCCCCGGCCATGTGGGGAGCTAAGGAGAATGCTCACGCCAAGAGGTTGTTGAGTAGCATCTCATTAGAGCGTGCTATTGAGTTGCTGGAGTTCTTCTTTGACTGGAACAACAAAGAAGCAATTGATGGTGGTCATTCATTTGCTACTGGATATCGTTGCTTCCTGATTAAGCTAGAGGAGCTTCAGGCTGACATACTCAAGCCAGAAAGGAGAATAACATCTCAGATGGCTGCTATCCAGATGAAACGTATGGCCCAAGAGCAGCAAATGGCGCTGGATAACAAACGTCTCATAGAAAAGCTTGAAGCTGAGCAGAATGGAAGACTCCATGAGCACTAATCAGAAATTCATCATGAAGCTTTCAAAAAAAATCGACATGCTAGTCGCAATCTTTTCGAAGTACCAGTTCAACGAGGATGCCAAGGCGCATTATGTGTCATCTCTGCTTAGGTTTGAGAACAACCCTCACCTGTTTCCATCAATCGATGAATTAGCAAAAGGTACGAAGTTTCCATACATACAGGAAATAATAGACGAGGTAAGCAACAGGACTAAACGAAATCCTCAGGTCATTGAGAAAGAAAAAAGACTTGATGCCCCAGTAGAAAAACCACTGGAAACTCGCAATAGCGCTTTAATGTCGATTTTATGGCTTTATTACTCGAAGGTGTACTCCAGGTATGACCTTGAGCAAAATTCATCAGGAAACGTCGTTTTAGAGACTTTTAGGCGTATGTTTCCAGGTGAGCAGTTCTCTGTTGATAAACTTGAGCTCGAATTTCCTCGTGAAAAGGTCGAAGCTTGGATGAAACACCAAGAACTCATTCATTCCTGACTTTGTCAAAATGGCATAACAACTTGCCAAAATGTCAAAACTGATGACAAAATGACAAACTTCTTTGACAAATTGACAAAAATGAATCAGAATTTGCCAATATGGCAAAATACAATGGAAGAGAGTTCTCAGAATCCACTCTTGAGAAACATGCAAAACACGAAGCCAGAGATGTAACCCAACGAATCATGAAGGAACATGGGGAGCATTGGGTTCGCATTAAGGGACCTGATGGCCAAGTGTTCGACCCTCGCAAACCTCAGAATCGTGACCAAGCCAGATTTGCTGAAATAGTTCGCAAAGAATCACGCTGCCTTACCAGGAAATAAACATGCCAGGTGGTAGACCTACCGACTATGACCCAAGCTATTGTCAGATAGCAATTGACTACATGCAGGATGGGAAACACGCTATTCAACTAGCTCGTCATTTGGGTGTTGCTAAGTCGACTCTGTATAAATGGGCAGAAGACCATCCAGAGTTTTCGGACGCCCTTAATACTGCTCGTACCGCATCTACGGCAGCTTGGTTGGACCAATACGAAAAGAAGGCTTTTGGTATCACAAAAGATGGTTCAGATTACCTTCTGGCTAAGATGCTTGGACACAAAGACAGAGAGTTCCAGGAACCCAAAGAGGAGAAGAAGGAAGAGTCACAGGCTGCAGCATTGTTAAACAAAGTCACCACGGAGACGCTTAGTGTTATTGCAAGAGAACTCACCGCTAAGAAACCTGACTCCGAGTGATATCATTCGTGAGCTGTGGAAGCGTGGTGAGCTTAGTTATAAGCTTCACTCGTCTCAATTAAGTTATCGACAGTTTGTCGACGAATCTGGGTACATAAAGAACATGCTTCACTGTGGTCGTGGTTGGGGAAAGACCTGGTATTTCATTGCAGCCTGCTTCGAATATGCCATCAAAAATCCGAATTCAAGAATCGTCTATGCGACCAAGTCTCGTGAGTCTGTTCAGCAGATAGTTTTGCCTACGTACAAGATGTTCACTCAGGATGTTCCGAAGGATGTTCTTCCGCAGTGGAGGGTTCAAGGCCATTGTTTTGAATTCAGTAATGGCTCTGTCGTCGTACTGGAGGGAGCCGATGATGACCACGGTAATAAACTACGCGGGGCTTTTGCTCACCTGGTTATTTGTGATGAGTTTGGCTTTTGGTCTCATGCTGAATATGTTGCTAATCATATATTGCTGCCTCAGGTTCAACGTGTTGGTGGCAAGATGTTTTTTACAAGTACTACGCCAGAAAGCACAGGCCATGAATTCTATCAGTTTGTCTCTGAGTGCAAAAAGAATGGAACTTACTTCCAAAAAACAATCTACGACAATCCACGATTAAGTAAGTCTGACGTTGAGGAGTATATTGAGCAATGCGGTGGTCGTAACGATGAAGGCGAACTCACTACCATGTTCCGTCGAGAGTACATGTGTGAGGATGTCGTCGAGGAAACGAGAGCTGTTATTCCAGAGTTCAAGTCTCGACACATAATCGACAACTGCCTGCCACCGAGATTTCGTGATGTATATATATCAGCAGATTTTGCTTTCGTTAAAGACTTCACTCACGTGCTATTTGCTTACTATGATTTTGCTCTTGCTAAGCTTGTTATCGAGGACGAGCTTTGCCTGTTCAACGATGTGAATATCACTACTCAGGCAATATCTGAAAAGATAAGGCAGAAGCGTAGGGAAGTATGGTCAGTTGACGGTAATGAGCTCATGCCATTCATTAGTGTGGCTGACTGTCCTCCACAGGTATTGTTTGATTTGCATGTTTCTAATGGACTCGATTTCATGAGTCCGCCAAAGTATGATAAAGAACAAGCAATAAACGAATTACGCGAAGCATTCCGAAAGAATCACATCCAGGTTCACCGTCGATGTGTGCATTTGATTGACCAGTTAACCAGAGGCATCTGGAATCAACGTAGAAGTGATTACGAGAGATTGCCAGGTCTTGGTCATCTCGATGGTGTTGATGCAGCAATTTACTTATGGCGAGTTTTAGACAGGAACAGAAATCCAGTTCCAAGGTACATCAATGCTCCAGCTGGTAATGTGCATCAGTACAACGAGCACATGTACAAGGAATCACACGGTTTAGATAGGTTGAGTGACTTATATGAATGAAAAGAAACAATACGTCGGCTTGATGCGTAAGGGTGACCCTAACTTGGGTAATGCCATCAGGCAGAGGTGTCAGGATTACAAGGACTACATGGATAGCTCTGGCATTATGGATCTGATGCGTATGTCTTATGCGTTGTACTACAATGCCATCAATGAACCACCAGTGTGGAATCGTTTGGCAATGTTCTACAACCGACGTGATTACATCTACTCGCCGGTGAACATTTACAAGAACATCGGGAAGAACTTCCTGAACATCATCTACTCGAAGTCTCCGTCTCAGCGTGCTCGTGCACAGAACAGTGACCCAAAGGTTACCGACAAGATTGAGATTTACAACTCATTGGTTGAGTACGATTACAGCAAGAAGGGATTGGATAAGCTTGGTTATGACTCAGGTGAGGTAGCTTGGATATTTGGTACATCCTTCATGTTTGTGGAATGGGATTTCTACAAAGGTGACGACAAGAAGATTGATGATGAGAACGGCCAACGAGTGTTCTCTGGTGACTGGACATGTGAGGTATTCTCTCCGTTTGATGTTTATATCGACCCAACCAAGAAGCGTTGGGAAGACGTCGAGTCTGTCATTGTCCGTCAAAAGATAAACAAGTACGTCCTTGCTTCTCGTTATCCGCAGTTTCAAGATGAAATCATCAACTGCAACAGTGAAGACTGGGCTGATAATACGACGTTCACTCTAGACTTCGAATCGTTCAGTGATGATGTGTTTATCTACAAGTACATTCATAAACCAATGCCTGGTCTTCGTAATGAAGATTATGACATGGAAGATGGTCGTTACGTTACGGTTCTTAGCGATGGCACTGTTATCGAGGATGAGCCAAACTGGTATGGTCAGTTGAATGTGTTCCCGTTGGCGTTCAACAAGCGGTTGTATTCTGTTTACGGTGATAGCGATGCGTTTGACTTGCTGCCACTGCAGAAGCTGTTGAACGTTGCAATGAGCTGCGTGTCAACGAAAGTTACTGCATTTGGCATTGACAAGATTGTCATACCTAACTCTGGTCAAGTTGCGATTGAGGATTTGGCCTCTGGTCTTAAGGCAATCAAGATGCCACCGAATCAGCCACCTCCTACTATCTTGAACTTAATGGGTGATATTCAGCAATTGCTTTCTCTGATGCCATTCATTGAAAAGATGATGGAAGGTATTAGCGCCATGAATAACGTTATTCGTGGTAATCCGGAAGGCATTAAAGCCGGTGTGTCTTTGAGTATTATTGAGCAGAAGGCAATTCAGTACGTGAACAACGCGCAAAAGAATGCGTTCCAGCAACTCAATGACATCACAAACTTCATCCTTCAACTGCGAAAGAAATATTCAAGATATGGTGACCTTGTTCCAATCGTCGGAGAAGACAAGAAGTTTAAACTTCAGCGCTTTACTCAGGAAGATTACAATACCCTTGAGTCTATTGTGTTGGAGCCTGTGGATTCGGTTAGCAACTCTATCGCAACGAAACAGCTGATGGCTGACAAGCTGGCTCAGATGGGTTCAGCTCCCGAGGAATATGTAACGTTCATGAAGACCGGACGTTATGAGCGAATGATTGACGACACCTTTGATGAGTTGAATGAGATTCAGCTTGAGAATGAGGAAATCAAGAAGGGTGCCATTCCTCTCGTGTCTCGCAGCGATAACGATGACTTACACATTCAGAAGCATCGTCGTGCGATTCAAGACCCGGATGCCAGACGAAATCCTGATATCCTCAACGCGTACAACGAGCATATTCGCATGCACGAAGAGAATCAGGTCACCAAGGCGCAGCATCAAGCGACATTGCAGAACACATTGCAAACTGTCGCGGCGCCGCCATTACCACAGCAACCAGGACAAGGGGCGCTTCCTCCGGCAGGTGAAGAACCCATTCCTGATGATAAAGGCTTAAGAGCAGAACCACCACCAATGCAGTAATAAAGGAACATAGATATGGATACAGCAACAGCAGAAGCACCAAGCGGAATGGTCGCAACACAAGAAGGCGGATTTATTGTTGATGAGGACACCAACTACGGGACTGGTGATGTCGAAGTAGTTAGCGACTCGGACCAGGATATTTCTGATGCGGTAGATGTCGTTAAAGACACTGGTATTCCTCTGACACAAGAACAAGAAGAGGAAGACACCAAACCGAACAAGGAAACCAAGAGAGCTTATAAGTCCAGTAAGTTTGGCGAAGTTCCTGAGGAAGTCGTTGAAAAACTTCTTGCTTACAAAGACAGAGTTCAGGACCTGGAGAAAATTGAAGATGTCGACAAGTTCAGGGCGGAGATCCAGACCGCCGCGAATAAGAAATTCATGGCTGCCAAGAAGGAACGCGAGGAAGTGGCGCAGGAACGCGAAGCTGCTCGGTCTATCTTGGATTATGCCAAGGCGAATCCGCTGGAATTTCTCCAGGCTACTGGCGTTAATGTTAATGATATTATTCGTGGTCGTCTTGAAGAGGATATGAGGCTTGCTCAGATGTCTCCAGAGCAACGTCAAGAGTATCATCGTATGAAAGAGTATGAGCGGAATAATCGGGAAATGCAGCAGAAACTTTCTCATTATGAAGCTCAGATGAAGCAACACCAAGAACAACAGATGAAGATTGAGCGTCAGAACCGATTCAATGAATTGGCGAAGATGATTTCTCAAGTCCACAAGGAAGCGAACCTTCCTGAAAGTGCCGATGTAGTTCAGACCATTCTTGCTGAGATGCAAGCTGCGTCTGAATTTCAGAGGGATATGGGTATACCAGTTTCGTCCGCGAAGCTGATGCAGAATATAAAGTCAAGGTTGTATACCGATGCTTTAAAGCTGATTGGGTCTGCCGAATCGTATGAACAGCTCCAACCGTATGACGGTGAAGGCAAGTTCCGAGACGCTCTCATGAAGCTAGCTGCCGGTCATGCAACTAAAAACCGTACTTTAGCTCCTGCTCAGCCGAAAGTCGAAAAAGGTAAACCACGAGTTGTTGAAGCTCCAGCCAGGACAAAGGATGAACCTATGTTCTTGGGCGATGCAGACCTACGAAGAATGAAAATGAGAGGAGAATGGTAAATTTATGATGAGAGCACCTTATCAGAAAAATAGTGGAATTGCAGATGGTATTATTCAATACGGAGAGCTGTATTTCACCACGGTGATTTACGGCAACACGAACGATACATTGATTGTTCCTCGTTCGGACCAACCAGGTATTTATGCCTATGCCGAGATTGGCGGCGTTCAGCCTTCAACGACTGGAAGCGGTTTGCTGTTCTTGCAAGATGCAGACGCTAACTTTCCAGCGTTGGATAGCAATGCTGACCCGTCAAGCTTTGGCATTCTTATCCTGTGTGGTGATGCTGCTGCGCCAGTTACGGTTGGTTTGCCAGCCGCTGGTTACTCTCCTCAGCCTGTCCTTCAGTTGTTGAAAGGACCTGCTGGTGTGACTGCCACAATTAGCAATCGTGGCGGTGGTACTGATGGCGTGACGTCAAGCAATAACTTGGCGTTCTCGGTGTCTTGTGCCGGTGCGGATTTCGATGCGGCTGTTGCGCCGTTCGAATTCTTCTGGAGAGTTGTTTATAAACGCAGCATTAACGCGGTTTAAGGGTATTTAGAACATAGGAGACAAAGAAAATGGCAAATACGCTAAATTATTCTGTAGCATCTAATTTATTGAGTCAGTTATGGTCAAAGACCATTAAGAAGGTTGTACCTGAATCTAACTTGCTTCAACGCACATTCCCATTCACCAAGATGACTCCTGGTTTGTCTGGGAAATACAATGTTCCGGTTGAATCCAACTGGCCACAAGGTATTACCTTGGGCGCTGCTGGTACCGACCAGAACTTGCTTTCGTCAATCACTGACGTGCCAGCGTTGGCGCAAGTTGATTCGCCTTGGTGTTCACTGCGGTATACGATTACCTATGAAACGCTCAAGCGTATGGGTAATGACCCGGTGTATACCGACCTGGTGAAAAGACGTTTCACGAACTTGAAAAAGTCTCATGAAGGTCTTCTGGAATCAATGCACTTGTACGGCAGTGATCCGAATGGTTTTGGTACGGTTGCCGCTATTGCAGGCGACATCCTTACCATGACAACTGCTGAATGGGGTGCAGGTTTGCTCCTGGACCGCGGTAACGCTGTGTTTGACGTTTACAATGGCGCCGTTTTTACTGGTAACCAAGTAACTTTGCTCGGTGTTACGCGTGGTGCTACGCCTCGTCAGATTACTCTGGCGGCCGGTGATGGTGCCAAGGTTGCTGTTGGTAACGTCCTGCGCATTCGCAGTGGTGTTTCAAGCAGCTCTGAGTATCGCGGTATCAAATCGATTCTCAATGAAACGACCAACTTGTTTGGCGTTGCCATTGCGAGCAATCCCTTGTTCCAAGGTACTCGTGTTGCAGTCGGTGGTGCTTTGACGTTCGATGCGTTGTATGCTTCGTTAATCAAAGTCTCTAACTTCAACTTTGACGGTGACTGCATGGTTCTCGTCAATCCGTTGGCGTTTGGTGACTTGGTTCGCCAAATCGAAGGTGCTCGTACCTTCGGTGGTGAGCAATACAACAGCAAGGTGATGAAGCGCGGCTTGCAAATGCTCGAAATCATCGGACCGAAGGGCATGCTGGAAATTTACGGCCACCCGAAAGTCAAAGAAGGTGATGCATTCGGCTTAAAGCTCGATACGTGGGAATGCCCCGGAGTTTGTGACGTAGAATTGTTGCAATCTGGTGGTGTTAATGGTTACGGTCCGTTGTGGGCTGTTCCCGGGTCTTTGTCGATGGAAATCAAGACCTACTCCCAGAAGTCAATCTTCTGCGGAGACCCGGCATCGAACTTGGTGCTGAGCGGCATTGTGAATAGCGCGGCTATCGCAATTGGTGCTGTCTAGTAGTTTGTGGAAACTGGGTTCATATCCAGCTGAGGGCGTGGGGGTTAAAATCCCCACGTTCTATTTTGCTTTACGTGTGTAAATTGAGTAATGTGAATTTGAGTTTTTCTTAAAAGGAGACCGCCGATGATTCCTGGGTATTATCCCGCAGAACAGGGCAGACCGTATGTTCCAATTACAACATCCGTTGATGTAACAAGCACGGCGTATTTGTACAGTAGCCCTTTTTTCGTCGGTCCATGCGTTCAAGGTGCTTTGTGTGTTAGGGCAACTCTTGGAGCAGGCGTCACAAGTGTTGAATTAAAACTTCAACAGGCGTTGTCATCTGACCCAAGTGATGCTTGGTTTGATTGGGCTCTTGTTGATTCGGCAAACAAGACGACTGTTAACAATGAGTATGTCAGCGTTGTTAAGAGCGACGTTTTAAGGATTGATGCCAACACAGGAAGCGACCCGCTTGGCCCAATTCCTTTCCCTCTGCTCCTGCCTTATGTCCGTTTGGCCTATAAAATTACCGGAGCAGGTACGGCCAATATTGGTGTTTTAATCACAAGAGCTCACTTAACAGCATAAGGAAGAAAAATGGGCGCAATTCCAATAGAACCAAGCAGAACAGCTGGCGGAAGTGGTGGTGGCGGTGGATCGATAGGCGGAACAATCGCTGCGAATCAAGTAGCATATGGGACAGGTGTTGACACCATAGGCGGAAGCGCAAACCTTACATACAATGGAAGCATATTTACAGTGAATGGCGCTGCCGTATTCACTGGGAATGGATTTGTTTGGGGCAAGCAGTCATCCACCGCGGTTGATTACAACGTATTGTTGACTGATTTTGTGGTTAGAGTTGTTCCTGTTCCAGCTGGGACAATTACCATTACCTTGCCCGCTGTTGGTACGGCGACCACTGGTCAGGTATTTATCATTAAAGACGGTAATGGTTTTGCTTCATTGGCTACTCCATTGATTATATCGGCGAGAGCTGGTGAAACAATTGATGGGGCATTGACTCAAACATTTGTCAACTCAGGGTCCACTTATGTTTCTGTGATGGTAAGAAACAATGGGTCCAGCTGGGATATCCTATGAGCCATAATCCAAGTAAAGTTGTAACTGCATCAGGTAAGTCGCTTACTGTTTCAAATACATTAACACTTACCGGTACAGATGGGTCATCTGTTAATTTCGGAACTGGTGGTACTGTCGCTTACGGGACTGTGCCATCATTGCCAGTAAGTGCGGCAAATGGTGGCACTGGGCAATCATCATACACAACTGGTGATTTGCTGTACGCCAGCGGTGCTACGGCTTTGTCTAAGTTGGCAGATGTTGCAACTGGTTCTGTGCTCATTTCTGGAGGTGTCGGCGTTGCTCCGTCATGGTCAACTGCTCCAACGGTTACCCAGCTGCTTGGTCCCGGTGGTGGAACCACTATGACGATCAACAACAGTAGTGGAGCGGTTGATTTAAAATCAGGTGGTGTTTCGTATTGGCTTATCAATGATAGCGGAAACCCTAATGCTATTGCCTTGGGAGCTAATAAGTCATTGGTCGGAATAGCCGGAACAGGTGCTATCAATTTTGGGTCAATGACTGGCGATTGGTCATTGCCTACTGGCGCCGGAACTTATCTCGGTGCATCTGGTAAGGCTCTGAGTTTGCAAACCACCGGAGCAAACATCACGCTTAGGTCGACAACAAGTGGAACGGTTTTAGTTGATTCCGCCGCCGCTCTCAATATTGGCACATCTGCCGCGACATCTATGACCCTTGGGCGGTCTGGTATTTCGATGACCATGAATAATTTCATCATGGCCTCTGGTGCGGACATTACAACCAATGCGGGCGCTTCTGATTTTGATTTCAGTCTTTCCACCGGAGCGTTTTGGTTCCCCACGGGGAATATCGTTTGGAACGGAGCGAGCAATAAAACCATCTCCTTGACTTCTTCAGGAGCAAGCGGACAGATCTCGCTAACCGCTGGGTCCAGCGGGGCCATCACCCTGAATGCCGGTGGTGTTTTGTCACTCATTGGGTACAGCAGTGTCAATCTTCAGTATGGTGGAACAAGCGCGTTAACGGTTGGCTCTTCATCGGTGTTATGCCAATCGGGGTTTGTTTTGCAAACCAATGGTGGTGCTAAAATCTTAGGAACTGCGCCAGCTGCTGCGGCAGATGCCGTAAGTTTTGGGGCAGCTGATATTAACGGCGCTGGTACTGGGGCGTTAAAAAACATTTATGAAGGCGGAGCCGTTAAAGTTGAACGCGTAGAAGGGTCAACCGGTTCTCTTAATGTCATGTACATAGCGCGGAACTTTGCTGATGATGAGAAGCTTACACTCCCAGTGCCAACAAACGTTGGTGTGTTGGATATTTTTTCTGTTGATAATGCATCGCAGGGATGTGTTGTAATTCTTTCTGATGGAACGGTGAACAGTACGCCATTGTCTGGAATTATGTTCTCGACGTCAGACACGGACACTATGTTGTGTGTTTATGACGGTGGTGCCGACGCCGTATTGAAGAATAGATTGGGCGCAACTAAATTTTTAATTGGAACATATAGGTGGAACTAATGAACTTTTTTGAATCAGAGCAGGAAGCAAACGAATTAATCAAATTGATAGATTTAGCTGTAAAGTCTGGTGGTTTGCAAGTAGCGGCTGCCGGGAATTATTTCTTCGAGAAAATCAAGAAACAATTCGAAATTCAAAAAAGTGAAGAAACAAAAACTAAAGAACAGGAATAACCATGCTATCAGTATTACCTTTGTACGAAGTAATGTCGTCAGATTCTGGAAGTCGCGGATTAATTCACGTTGCTTCTATCCCGAACGTTAACGGATTGAATGCTTCGGTTGACACAAGTCTTCTGACTGTTCCGGCAAATTCGACATTCAATATTCTTGGTGCTTGTGTGAGACTGACCAATGTTGTCGGAACTCCAACTGTCGGACAGATTGCAATTAAAGACATCACGGCTGGTGTCGACTTGATTCCAGCCACAACACTTACCGGACTTACAAACACGTCTTTGTTTTTTCCTATTCTTGTTACAGGCGCAGCAAAAAGGAGTGTTCCAGCTGGAAGCGTAATCGTCGCATCGATGTCAACCGCCTACAGTGTGGCCACCACAGTCACTTTGTCCGTGGATTTACTGGGCTACCTTGTATAGATGTTGTATGATTAGACGACATGTCTGATTACAACTCGTTCTTCGCTATAATACCTCAGTCAATACTCGTCCTTATGGCGGGTGCATTGGCGCACTTCTTGTACAGAACACTTAAGTTCCTTCTTGATAAAACATACGAAGAGATGATTACGAATCATGAAAAAATCATGAAGAAGATTGAGGATATGTCTGTTAAGCTATTTGCCATTGAAAGGGAGACGTACGAAATTAAGACTCAGCTTCATAGTTATGTCACAGTGGAGAAGCATTACGCTTACTCAAAAGATGTGACCAAAGACATTACAGATGTTAAAGAGAAAATGGCAAAGATAGAATCAAGGATATGAAAAAATATTTACAAAAAGGGACTTGTGTGCATGGAATTCGGCAATGAAATGATAAAGTGGATACCTCAGACTGTTATGTATGGTTTGTTGTGTTTTATTGCCATAAATACAGCCAGGGTCATCAAGTTCGTAGTAAATAAAACATATCAAGAGATCATGAATATGCTTAAACAAATCCAAGACAGGCTATCGATATTTGAAGTTCAAATCAATGATGCTCGCGCCCAATTCAAGGATGGTATCAATGAGCTTAAGCTTCAAATGAGCGGGCTTGTTCCATTCTCGCAGTATCATGATTTTACTGCTGACGTGAAAGACGAGTTAGCGCTATTGCGCGAAAAGATTGCAAGACTAGAGAACCGGTAGTACTGTAAGCTTATGATATTCATTAGCGTTGCACACTCCGTTGGCAGCGGCGCAAACAATGAAAAATTCAAGCTTCAGGAATACAACTGTAGTCAGGTTATGACTAAAGCATGCGCCGATTATCTTAAAGAAAAAAACATACCAGTTCACGTTCTTGATGTAGGAAAAGTAAACACACAGTCAGAGCGCAAGCAAATCAAGAAATCCGAGATTTTGAAGTACAGCCCTAAGCTAGCATTGGAAATCCATTTAAACGCCGCAGAAGACAAATCTGCAAACTACAGTGCGTGTTTTTACTGGGGAACTAATCAGAGAACGAAGCTTGTTTCGGATTTGATAGTTAAGAACTTTTCCGTTGGATTTGCTGGGAGCATTAAAAAGCATCGTTCTATTGGATTGCCTTATCCGGGGTTTAATCTGGAAAGGTTTTGGTACATCACCGAGAACAAGAAGTGCGATTCCATTATCGTGGAGCCGTGCTTTATTAGTAACGATGTCCAGGCCAAGAAACTTAAAGACGAATCATTTTTAACTGGAATTGGATTTATGGTTGGAGATGCGGTAAACAATTGGTTGAAAAACCGAAGTGATACCATAGGTAAATGAGGAAAACATGGCTATTTTTAAACACGTTTTGGTTGTTGTACTTTCCGGTTTAATGAACTGGAAAACCACAATCCTTGGGACACTTGGATTGATTGATGGGTTGGTTAGGAACTCTGATGTATTCCTGAGTGGAAACGCACATGATATCATTCAGGCTATTCTTCCTCCGTTTGGAATCTTTCTTCTTGGCTTGTTTGCCAAGGATGCTGACAAAACAGGCGTTGTGGCCGAAAAGGTGGTAGAAAAACATGAGCCTAAAGCTGATTAGCGTTATTGCGGCGGTTATTTTTGCGATTGGTACGTTTTTAAGTAAATTCAAGAAGAAGAAATTGCCGGCAGTGATTTACGGCGGGGAAGACGAACGAAAGATACATGTAGAGTACGAAAAAAAGGCTGAGGAAATCAAAAACCAACATGAGCCAGTTGAAACCAAAGAAGATGTTCTTAAAGAGCTTAATCGCTATAGTAACATTGATTAGTTTTGCATGCGCTCATGTAAAACCTGCAGCTGATAAACCGCTGTTTTCTGGTTATGCGGTAATCAAGAAGGGATTGCAGCCAATTGACCCTGATAATCCTCCTCTTGATGGTGTTTGGTCGACGTGGGAAGATGCGGCAGCAATTGCAAATAACCAGCGTCGAGAACGAGCTGATTTGTTCATCAAAATCAACCAAACCGCAGAAGAAAGAGACATTGCTTTAGCCCGTCTTGCGAAGACACAAGAAGAGATGGAAAAAAGCAACAAGGGTATTGACAAATGGCTTAAACAATGGGGACTTCCTGTAGGTATTGTGTTAGGATTTGGACTAGGTGCGGGTATATTTTTCGCGGCGAGGAAATAATATGAAAGACATGATGGAATTAGACCTTTCGAAGTTCGACATGAACGATTTTGCTGACATGATGAAGGCAATTAAAAAAATCGGCATTATGCAATGGATGAAGCAGGAAATGTCCGAGCCTCAGCATGGCGGCGACATGAAAATGGAAGATGAGTCCCCAGAGGAAGAAGCCGAGGAGTTTTCTGAGTTTGTTCCTACGGAAAAAGAAGAAATGTCCGACGAAATGGAAGACATGCCAATGAAGCCGAAAAAGAAAGAATATACCATGTTTTCGGTGAAATCAGACAATCCTAAAATGCAAATGGAGAAAGAAGTCGGTAACAAGGCGATGGGCCGAGCAATGCTGAAAAAAATGATGGGAAAGTAGCCCATGACTTATCTCAGCGATGATCTGCTCTCATACCTCAGGGACGTCGATTTCAGCACAACAGCTCAGACTCAGTTTACTGATGCTCAGTTGCTGAATTTGGCGGACTACACCTTGCTGATGCGCATTGTGCCGCCGCTGATTCGCATTAACGAGAATTATTACCTGGTTCAAGAAGATTTCCCGTTTGTAAATGGGCAGACGTCGTACACTCTTCCGAAATACGCCATGTTCAACAAGATTCATTATGTTGAGCGTCTTAGTGGTGGATTGCCCTACCGACTTGCTCGCGTCCCTGCTGAGAGAACCTATTTTAGAAATGATAATCAAATAGGCAACCCAACCTATTTTTACCTGATGCATGACACGATTGTTTTTTATCCCAAGCCAACGCTTGCTGATGGTTCTTGGAGATGCCAGTATTACCGAAGGCCTGGTAAGCTCGTTAAAACCTCGGCTGCTGCAAGGGTTTTATCGGTAAACAAGGCGACTGGTGATGTAACATATACGGCTGTTCCTCCGGCGACATTCACGGCATCGTCGACTCATGATTTCTATCTTGGCAAACCTCCGTTCAGGAGATTGCAGACAAACATTACGGCGACTGCCATACTTGGCGCAGTTCAAACATTCCCTGTCGCTGCTGTTCAGGATTTAAATCCAGATGATTATGTGTGCTTGCTGGATGAAACTGTGTTTCCTGATATGCCGACAGAGCTTCAGGACCTATTTGTTGAACTCATTGTTCAGAGATTAGCGAAGATTCAGAATGATGCTGTCAAATATCAATATTCAGACAAAGAGGTTGGTGAAAGAATAGAAGCTGCTTATTTCTCAATTGGCCAAAGGGATACTGCTCAGTCTGTTGATATCAATTTGGTTAATAGTCCATTCATAAGCCCATTTGCTTGGTGATTAGATGGCATATCAGGTACGTAAGAATGCACAAGGGCTGATAAACAACTACAACAAGTTCACTGCGCCTCCAGGTGCTCTTGCAGTTGCTGATAACACCATCATTAACGCTGACGACCAAATAGAGCGTCGCTCTGGTTATGATAAATGCTCAACAGGATTGCCGGCGGCGAAACCTCAGAAGTTATTTACGCACAATGGGACTCTTTATACTCATATTAATGATGCTCTCTATTACAAGGATTCCGCGTGCATATATTCAAAGATGAAGTTTGCCAACAAGGTGTTTTTGAATCCAAAGAACTTCACAACAGATGGTGCTGGAATATTCTTTTCTACACAGGATGCATCTTTCGTTCAGGATTACCATGATATTCGTGGCATCTATGTTGGTGCAGATGTTATATCATTAGTGGCTGGAACGCCATTCTCAAGTACTGTATTCCCGACTGGTGCCAATGGAACTAGATATGCTGCTAGATTTTCTGCTCCAACAGATTTGGTTTATGCTGGAGCTGGAGACCCCAATCATGGTGTTTTCATATGTGATTCCGGTGAGTGCGATATTCGACGAATTGAGTTGTCAGCCTACAATGTCTCAACGTTTGCCGGTGTAATTGGAACTGGCGGAAACGTTGATGGGATTGGCGCTGCAGCGAGATTTGTCAGCCCTCAGGGAATATGTGCCGATAATACTTATCTCTGGATTCTTGATGTTGTTAGTTTTTTCACTGTCGGATTTCCTGGGACAAATTCAAGATTTAAGCGCATTCAGATAAGCAATGCTGATGTTGTGACTATCAATGGAGCTGTTAGAGCTGGCGACCCATTTGCAAATACGATTTACTTTATTCGTGACGGATGGACCGAGAATGGTCATGGATATTGTTACTTTATTGCTGGATGTGACGGTTCTTATGGCGCATCTACATTTGCTGGTTCTGCTGGATTTTCCATACTTCAGATAGATAAAACCACTGGCGCTGTTGTTGATTTCTCTGGAAATTGGACATCTCGTGGCACAGTAACTGGAACGGCGGCGAATACGAGATTCTATCAGCCTTACACAATCGTTGGTTCTGTCGCTAAGGGGTATTTGTGGGTATCTGACCGTGGTGCGATTATAAGGGTTAGCTTGGTTGATGGCTCAACAACTGTTTATGCTGGCGCTTATAATACTTACGGAATAGTCGACGGAATTGGTACAAATGCGAGATTCTCATCAAATTATATCATCATGTCTCTTTATAATGCGAACACTTTGTTTGTCGCTGATTCGGCAACAATAAGGACAATAGATATTGATACAGCCGCTGTTAGCACATATGCCAGAATCGATGGTTTTGGTTATGATGGAGTACTGAATCCTAAACTTATAGGTCCTGCGTAATATGGTTTATAAGATTAAATCATCCAGTGCGGCAGGTAATGCATACATAACATCATCTCTCGGTGTTTTGCGTGTAACTGGACCGACTAATGATATTGACAATGCTGGCATTATACAACCCATCGAATGTGATGTCCGTTTTGGAATGGCTGGTTCTGGTATTGCG